CTTTGTTTCGCCGCGCTTGATAAGCACGACAACCAGCACAAGGAACGCGAGGACCACAAGAACACTGTCCCAATTCGCGGCCAGAAATTGAATGATGTTCATAATTCGTTTCTCCTTTCGTTTTTACACAGCCCCGCCCAGCGCGCAAAGAAGCAGGTCAAGGCTCTGCAATTTCCCGTAGTTCTGCAACCAATATTCCGGGGTGTTGATGACCCCGGCTTTCACCAGCGCGCCAACGCCCGATTTCACGTCCGCGGTTCGCGGCCCGGCCTTTGTAATCTTCGCCGCGGCCTGCGTGAACAGAATATCCAGATAGGCCACCTTTCCGCCTGCGACGGCGTTTTTCCAGTAGTCCGGGGAGTTGATGACCCCCAGCCCGGCCAGCTTGTCAATGGCCGCGTCCGTCTCGCTCTGAACGTCCGCCGCGTTGACCCAGCCGTAAACCGTGGACCCGCCGCCCGCCTGCTTGATAAGGTGGTACGGGTGTTTCGCGCCCTTTGAAATCATGGTGACTTTTGCCGGGCCGGGCTTACAGGCTTTCCCGCTTGCCGCCGCCGCGCTGGTGTAGTGCGTGTTGCCCGTAAACTGCACCACGTCGCCCACGGCGAACGCCAGCGCGCCGGAGGTGTCGGAGGTCCCGCCGGGCTTCTGCGCCGTTCCTGCGCCGCCTGTGGCCGCGCCTGCGGTGTCATAGGTAATATACGGCAATTTGCCGTGTTTGGTCCACCTGCGCCCGTTCATGCCGGAGATTGCGCCGATGTTCAGGCACGCCGTCACCTGCACGCAGTTCTTGAACGCCGGGGAACACTCAATCACCTTTCCGCCGCCGATGTAAACGCCGATATGACCCGAAAGCCAGACAGCTTCCCCCGGAACAATCTTGCTGAAATCGGTGGAAACGCCGGAACACTTCGTAATCATGGTGTCGGCTCCGATGTCCGGCACACCGCCGGAGGCATAGGACGCGCCGCCGTAGGTTTTGGACGCGTCGCCGTTCCAGCCCCACAAAACGCCCTTGATCATGCACACGCAGTCAAAGCCGAAAACGGGCGGGTTCTGATTCGCCGCGGCCTTGATCATGGCCGTGCGCGCCGCCTGCTTGTTGTAGCTGTGGTTCTGGCAGTACCGGGACACGTTGCCCCCGGTCAGGGGCGCGCCGAAACAGCCCATGACGTACAGTGTCTTGTAATGGTCCACGATGTCTTGCAGTTTCTTGATGAATTCAGACGCTTTCATTTTGCCCTCTCCTTTCGCGTCTGTGGGGCGTTCCGCCCCAGCCGTGATATTTGACCCGCCGCCCGCTCCGGCCTGTCCTGCGCCGTCGTAGGCCGTCAGGCCGTATGATTCGATAATCTGAATCAGCTTGTCCGGGTAGTTCGGGTCCGTGGCGTAGCCCGCCGCCTTGATCGCCCGGCAAGCGGTCTTATAGTCCCGCTCCCCGACAACGGCTTTGTACCGGGCCGCGCCCGTCAGCAACGCCGAATGGTCCTCCACGCTCTCTTCCCAACTGTCGTATGCCCGGAAAAGGGCCGTCACGGTGGTAAAGTTCACGCCGTCGTAACACTCTTGCGTTTTCGTGCTGTAAACCCGGCCTTTCCAGCTTGTCCCCGCCTTGATGCCGAACAGGGCGTTTGCCTTGACGGTCAGGCCGGATTTTCCCCATCCGCTTTCCAAAATCGCCTGCGCGATTGTCAGCGAGGCAAGCACGCCGCTTTTCTTCATATCCGCCGCGGCCAGCGCGCCCACCCGCTCAATAAATGCTTTCTGTTCCTGTGTCATTTGTGTTCCTCCGCTATGGCTGAATGTTGTTCAGGTCTACGGGCATTCCCTCCGTCGCCGTCTGGTTTGCCTGCTTGATCTTCACCACGTTTTCCGCCTTTGCTTTCCAACTGTAAAAGCCGATTGCCGTTGCCGCCGGGGTTCCCACATAGGCGAGGAAAACGCCAAGTTGCGACGGGTCAAAGGCCACGGCCCGCGCGCCGATGACAAACCCCGCAAAATAGGTCAAAAGGACCGCCGAAAGAACCAGCTTTGAAAACTCGATCTTCCGGCGGTCGTTCTTGCTGTCTGTCCGGCGGCGGCTCCGCCGTCTGCCGAACAGCAGAACGGCGGCAATCCCGCCCGCCAGCCCCGCGGCAATGCTGATCAGGTATTGCATATTCCGCGCCGCCTTTCACAAAAAGTCGTGTTTGACCAACCTGTCATCATACACGCGTTTGATGTTTGCGACGGCGTGCGTCGCCCGGTTGTTCTTGTAGTCCGGGTGTTCCTCGCAGTATCGTTCGTAACTGTCAATCTCGCTCAATGCTTCGATGAACTCTTCCCGCGTGTGCGGAATATCCCGCAACAGTTCGTTGTTGAACCGCAGGATTGCGGCCCGGTGCATATCTGCGTTTCGCGCGTCGTCTGTCCTGATATGGTCATCAAGGGTTTTTCTGGTTTCGTCCAGCTTTTCGATCACGTCGCCGTTGACGCACTTCCCGATTGCCTTTCCGATTTTTGACCACGGGTTGATCTTAATGGGGGCAATCTCGATCAGGGTCAAAGCGACAAGCAGAACGCCGACGGCACCACCCCCGGAAAATAAGTCGTTCAATGTCACGTCTGTTTCCCTCCGTGTAGAAGATCGCCCCCGGCGCGGATTGCGCGCCGGGGGCCTTTCCGCCTCCCTTAAAGGGTGATTTCAAGGGCGGTCAGCAGATCTTCCACCTCAGCTTTCAGCCGCGCGGGGACCTGCTCCAAGGTCTTTTTGCCCTTGACGATCAGGGTTGCATAAACAACAGCCATCGTTTCCACCTCCTTTCGGCAAAAGATGTATGCAAAAAGCAGGAACAGCGCGTTACTCATTGCCGCCCCCGCTTTCAGCCGTTTTCAGCAGTTCGCGCACCTTGTCGCGCAACCGCTCCGGGACATCATCAATCGTTTTCAGCCCCTTTTGAATCAGATCGGCATAGACCCGTTCCATGTTCACCCCTCCTTTACTCTGCGCCGTACACGGTCGCTTCGATCATTTCGTAAACGTCGCAAAGGGCAAGTTGCAGGTCTGTGACCTGCCCCGAAAGGCTCTCGTTTTTCTCCCGCAACTGCTCGTTTTCGCGGGTCAGTTCTTCAACCGATTTCGGCTTGTTCTTGATGCTGGTCGCCTTGTGCTGTACGCTCATTCAAAATTACCTCCCACGGAAGAAATGAAGCAATCCCCGCTTGCGCTGTTCCGCTTCACCTTGATTCGGAAATTGAATCCCCATTCCTCCGCCGTCTTGCTGTCGTTGGAAAGGAAAAACTTGCTCCCGCTGGTGACGGCCTGCGTCACGTCCTCCCACGCGGGGGAATCGTCGTGGCCGTTGTTGCACGCCTCCACGGTGAATTCTGCACCCGCCGGAATCTGCCGGGTGATGGACATAATCGCCTTTGTCACCATGTCGTCGGCTTCAAGAGGCGTTGCAAGGGTCAGTTCGATTTCAGTTTCGTTCTTGCTGAATGTGTAAGTCCGCGTCGCGGCTCCGCCGTAATTGTCCGTCGCCGTCACCGTCAGCGCGTGGGACCCGTTCAACAGCTTCCGCCATTCATCCGCGGTGACGCTGAACGTGTATTCCTGCCCGCTGGTCGCGGCGTAGGACCGCTTTTGCGTTCCGTCGATCTTCTCAACGACGGTGATCGTCTGGCCGCTGTCCGGGTCGGTGACGGTGTATTTCTGGTCGAACGCTCCGGTCTTTGCCCCAAGGTCCGTATCTGTCCCGCTGATCGTGGGCGGCGTGTTGTTGATGACTGTCCGTGTCGCGCTGGTTTTGTACGCCGATTCTGCGCCCGCGCTGTCGTATGCCTTGACCCGGTACGCCACATTCTCCCAGCCCTTTGTGATCTGGTCGGTGTACGTCCGGTTGATTCCCTTGTAGACCTGCGCCCAGCCGCCGCCGTTGTACTGCCGTTCGAGGATGTACCCCGAAAGGTTGTTGTCCGGGTCGGTGGAGGTCCCCCACGTCACGGTCAGTTTTTCGCCGCCCCGAACGTCGCTCGGAACGTCGATGGAATCCGGGACCGACGGGGCGCGGTTCCAAATAATCGTGTATGCGCCGTCCGAATCCGGGCTGTCAGATACCAAGATTTCAGATTTTAGATTACAAAGCGGGCGAACGCCCCCGCCGCCGTAGTACGCGTTGCTCCAGTCCATCGTGCCGGAGGAATAGACGCCGCGGACGCCGTACGAACTCGACGCATAAGCGTCCGCAAGCCACCAGTACCACGGCTCATTGACGTTAAAACCGCTTGTCTGGTATTCGCTTTTCGATACGCATTCCGCCGTTGGCTTCGCCTTGCGGGAATTGTCATCCGTAAATAGCGCAAGTTTGCTTCCGGCCACCACGTCGCCCGACAATCCAACTTCCGTTGACGTGGCAAAGAAAATCTTGTCGGTGCATGTTTCTGTTCCGCCGCCGTCCACCTGCGCTTTTCCGACGGTCCGGTTCGTGGCCAGCAGGGCGGCAATGAAATTCGCGGAGAATCCCGCCAGAAAGCCCGCTTCTGCCTCGTACTCGTTGTAGTTGTTCCACACATTCGAGTTGTTCGGCGGCGCGTCCTGCCCGTGCTGGGCCGCGTACCACGCGCCCGCCCCCGCTTGACTGTTCAGCCATCGACGGATATTTGACCAAATCCAGCGGTTGTTTCCGTAGGAACGGCGGTTTCCGTCAAAGCATTTCAGCGAGATAATGCGCTCCGTGATCAGCGTGACGGAATTCGCCGGAAACCCGGCGTGGTTCTTGTCCGCGATTTTCCAAATAATCGGTTTCCCGTTGTAAAGCGTCCCCGTGTCCTTGACCAGCGCGCCAACGACAAGGGAACTTAAACTTTTTGCCATTGTTTAACACTCTCCTTGAATAATTTTTTGAACAGGCGGTCCGTTTCCCGGATAAGGTGGTGACAGTTGCCCTTTGCCGCATGGCTCCGCCAACTTCCGTATGACTGTTCGATTGCCGC